CACCGCCACCGCCTACACCAACTTCAAACCAATCACCATTCGTACGACACGCATAGAACTTGTCCGCATCGCTAGCTACGGCAACCTGCCCAGATAGCTGCGAAACCTCAAGGGCGAGATTTGCTTGTGTTGCGACATGGTTGAGCACCGTTGCGCTGATCGTACCGGCGCCCGCCGTCCATCCAACGATTATGGCGTATTGATCGTCGGTTAGCTGGGGGCCAAGACTCACACTCATGACTGCCTCCCTTGCAGCAGGGTAAGGACAACAGACCCCGTGCCGCTGGCGATTGTCACGCGCACACCGCTCACATTGAATGCGTAGTTACCGTCTTGGTTGGTGGTTAGACCAGTCCCAAGAATATTAGTAAATGCGGTTGGTGTGTCGGTGCCGAACACATCGTCAAAGGTGTGCTCAATTGAGTATGACGGCGTGCCCGTAACCACCGCCCCGAAGCCGATGCCAAAAGGACATTGCTCGAAGTCGACCGGAATCCAGTCCGAACTACCTACACCTGTCTGCGTTTTTATGCTGCGCATGCTGCATCTCCTTCCTTCTTGGTAAGCTGCTCACGCAGCGCTAAAATTTCCTGCTTCTGCTGCTCTGCTGCGTGTGCGGCTGTGGCAAGTTGCGCGGCCTGCGCCGCGACTATGTCCAGCGCTTCGTTACGTTGCGCCTTTAGTGTGTTGATGTACGTATCTAGTTCATTCATCGTTCAACCCCTTCGTTGTCGGTTTTGCGCCTAAGTTGTGTTCTGCGCTCGCCTACAAGCGCCGCTATTCTTGCTTCTGACTCTCTTGCTTCTCTAACATTGCGCCGCCACGTTATAAACACCGTGCAAAGCACGCCGAGCAACGCGCTGAACATACCCACAATAGTGGCCCATTCGTTAAGGGTTAGGCCGCCCAGCGCCGTAACGACCACACCGCCCCACAGCGTAATCTTGCTGAGTATTAAGTTTCTGTCCATCTATAAATCCCCCCCCCCCATTACAGCGTGATGCAGGTTTAACATCTGCTAATCATTAGCCACTGACGATACGGTGAATGTCTTGGTGACTACGCTATTGCTTTCTGCCCCAGCCCTAAAGCTTAACTCTATGACGGTGACAGACGCAGATACACCAACACCGCCGTCATCGAATGTCAGTGCCACTGACCCCTCCGTATTCAAACTTATCCATGTATCGACAGAATACATCCAAGATAATGAGCCACCGTTTGTCGGCCCCGAAACCACATGAATCTTCATGTAGATATTTGTAGATGCCCGCAGCGCTGTCTTGCTGTCGGAAATTAGAGGTGTATAGAACGAACCTCCTGAACTTACTTCAAAGGCCACGTCCAGATAATCGGCAGGGCTTATGGCCGGGTCATATACGGTCAATCGTGGATTGAGACCGCCACTGTTGTACACGGGTGTCGGCGTGCATGCGCTATATACATCAAAAATTGACTTGCTGTAAAAGTCACTGCCATTTACTTCGCCGGTCGGAATGTCGCAAAGCTCACGCAGCTTAGCCTCATTGGCCGTGAAGTTCATTGCACTACCATTGGCGATCCCGATCTCATTAAAGACCGCCGACATGTTGATGGATGGGCCTGCGCCGACAGTCATTATGTGATCGCCCCAAAAATGGTGATGTCGCCAGTCAGAACCAAGTTGCCTGATTTATCGAGGGACATCTTATCGGCAAGCGTACCGGCGCTGATGGTCTGAAAATACAGCTTGCCGTCTTCTGCCGCGTTAGTGGCTGTGACGATCTTGCTGTATTGTGACGTGAATGTGCGCTTTACGCCTGTGCTGCTATTACCTGTTGAGTTGAGCTGCCCGATTAGGTCGCTGGCGGCAGGTGATGCGGAGTTGCGATACAACTCTGCAATAGGTCCGGCTGAAGCCCCTGCATCGGTTGATGTCACAGAACATCCACCCTCCGCTGTAAGCATTCCACCGACTGTGGTGGCGCCTGTAACCCCCAAACTTGCAAGTGTAGATACGCCAGTTACGCCCAGCGTTCCACCGACTGTGGCGTTGGCCGTAACACCCAAACTTGCAAGTGTAGATACGCCAGTTACGCCCAGCGTTCCACCGACTGTGGCGTTGGCTGTAACGCCTAAGCTTGCAAGTGTAGATACGCCAGTTACGCCCAGCGTTCCACCGACTGTGGCGTTGGCCGTAACACCCAAACTTGCAAGTGTAGATGCGCCAGTTACGCCCAGCGTTCCACCGACTGTGGCGTTGGCTGTAACGCCTAAGCTTGCCAGCGTAGACGCGCCGGTTACGCCCAGCGTACCGCCGACAGTGGCTGCGCCCGTTACGCCTAGCGTCCCTGTCACGGACACTCCGGTGGCGTTGGCGCGTAGCCGCTCGGTGCCCGCCACACTTACAGCCCATGCGCTGCTAGTGGGGCGGTAGATACCTGTTCCGGCCTCTGAGCTAAACGCGATGCTAGGGCTGCCCACACTGCCGTCGGTAACTAGGAGCGATGTACCAACCGACACCGACTGCGCCAGCACCACGTTGGTCCCGTCGCAATACAAAATGCTACGACTACCCGCCGTAAGCGCTAACCCTGCGGCGGCGGCGGTTTTAAATGTGGCGCTCGCCGCGCCGTCGTACGCAACATACACATAGTACACACTGGCGACGGCTGGCAGCACAATGGTGGTCGCCACCGTGGGGAAGCCACTACTGGCGGTCAGATTGATAAGCTTGTTGGCAGCTTCGGCCGATGTTAGCGTGTAGCTGCCGCCCGCCGTAACATCCTTAACCAACTGCGTGAAGGCGAATTCCGAGTGGCGCCCATACCCCACACTATACCAAGCAGTGGCGCCGCTCATAATCACGCACGAGTCGCCCGGCGCCAATACAAGGGTGGTGGCGCCGTCGATTGTTTGTGAGCTGTATGGGTCTATTGTGACGGATCCTATACCTGCATTCTTCACAAAGCAGTAGAAGTCTGTACCCATTGTGGTGACATCTGGTAGGTCAAATGTGCCACTACCAGAAGTCAATACAATTGTCTTGCCACGGTCGTCGCTGGTGATGGGGCGGCTGCCGGACACTTCTACGACCGTGCTCTTAACGCCCAGCGTGGCGCCTACCGCCTTAAGCCCCGGCCCTGCGAGCGTACCAGCATCGGCCACGCTAGTGGCGGTTCCTACAGCCACCACTGTCCATATGCCTGCTGGTGTGGAATTTGTTGAGATAAATATCGACTTTGTGTCGCCTGCTGCCAACGTGGCAACCACCCCGCCCGCAGCGTTTAAAACCGATATGCTGTATGCACCTTGATTTACAAACAACGCACCAGCCCCGACACTTCCGGCGTCCGCCGCTGGTAGCGTAACACTAAGCGACGCAGCTGTAGCCGTTAGCTGCATTATGTTTGTGATGGCTGCCACGGTTCCTGTGGCTGCGGCAGGCCAGTCTGTGGTGAAGCTGGCGCTAAATGATAATGAGGAAAGCGAGTTATCCGCGCCGGGTATGGCTGCGGGGTTAAACTTGGTGGTCCATGTTGTCACGGTTACGCCTCCTTATTGCCTGAGTTGTCGGAAGTGCGTGAGCGGTTTTCCTGCACAATGTTACCTACCGACGCAAGTGACGTAGACCGTAAGTCGTTCACCTTGTCGTAATTCTTTAAGAAAAGTTGCGCCTCGGCGAACACTGCGTAGAGCAGCGCCGTGGGGGCATATGTGCTTATCCAATTTGACTGGTTTGCGTCGCACAGCGGTTCCGGCTTTTCATAATAACCCATCTCCAAAGAGTAGGCTGTGTCCGGCGTGGCTGCAAAGAAGAAGTGGTCGTAGTCATAGTCCGCATAGAACATGGGGCGGTCCATTTGATCAGACTCAGGCCAAAACTGTTGGCAATACGTAAGTGTGCGCAATTTTACGACTGTAGTGGTTCCTCCAGCCGATATCTTCATGTAGCTGGTTTCGCGCCAGCGGGTAGGCTTCACCAATATGGGGTTTCCGGCAACTAGGGCGCCTGTGGCGATTTCCAACACACCCAACCCTTTTACTTCGCGCGACAACCAGTCTTCAGCATTCATTATCAAGCGTGGAACTTGCTCAATAAACTCGTCGTCGTTGCTACGCTCGGCATACTTAATGGTGTCGGTCACAAGTGTGGCGTATGTGAGGGTGGCGGCGGTCATGTGCTTACGTCCTCGTCTTGGCGCGGATGGCGCAGATTTATTTTCTCAATTGGGTGTGGGGGTAGTTTGTATGGGTCAAGGTTGTCGCGGCACAGCGGGTTGTTCTTGCATACATATAGTCCAGGATTGTTGCCGTCACGTACCAGATCGGCGTAATACTTCTTCATCTTGCAGCGAGCGCATATCGCGACTGCGGTATTGCTGCCAGTGCGCGGGGCTAGGAAAAGACTCATCGTGTGTAGCCTGCGATGGCCGGTACAATGCGCGCCGTACCATTATCGGTTTCACCACCCGCTGCCACAGTTATGGCGGCGGTGGCTTTGCTTTCCAACACCCCGATAAGCGCTGGGTCCACCTTCGGCAAATCAAGCGCAAGTGTAGCCGCGATGGCGGTTATCACCGCATGATACCAGCGCGTGGGGAGCTCGATGTATGCGCTGAGCGACGTTAAATCTTGTATGTTGCGCTTCCACCATACCGTCATATAGTCGGCAGTGCGGTCGGTTGGTGGATAGATATTAAGTACAGGGGTGACTTTACGCTCCAAGTAGTACAGGCATGGTAGCCCGTTGGCTTGTAACTTGTTTGGTTGGAATGCGTAGTCGTCCCGCGACATAGGCTCCATAGGTGTGTCATTAACTTGGCTTGCTGCCGCTATGGTACCCGCGACTATGGCGGTGGCTGTAAGCTCGCGCAGGCGCACAGCGGTTCCAATAACTTGGCGGTCCATGATAAACCACACAGCTTCGTCTTCCATCACGGTTCCGGTGAATTCTGCTACTTGTACAAAACCAGAATCTACTTCGACCTCCGCCACAACGTTCATGTCGCCGCTGGCGGTCGGGGTGTAGCTTATTGCAGCCACCTGCACGGTGTCGCTAAGTTGGGCTGTGGCGGTGGTGGCTGGTGTGACGATGGTGGTTTCGATTGTGTCTATGATTTCTGGCTGGCAGAACACAGCGTTTTCAATCGATTCGGCGCCGGGCATTGGATTTCTGTACGAACCTTGGCCGGGTACAAGCGTGAATGTTCGTTTGTCAATGCACCACAGCTGCAAGCCGTTGTTGGCTAGGTGGGCGATAACGGTGTAGGCATCGAGCGCGCAGGTGGCGAGCTGTTCGGCAGTCAGCTTTTCTGGCTGCTTACCACAGCGCCGCACGGCGGCTTCGATAAGTTCGATAGTCTTAAGTTTGGTATTGCCGGTGGTCGACATGCCGCATCCCTTTGTAGCCTTGCTCTATAAGGTAGGCAGCCACACTACTGCGGCTAGTGCTGATGTTACAATGCAGACCCCGCTAAGGGTCTGCACCTTGTTACAAACAACTACACCGCTTAGGTACCTGGAGTGCCGTAGATGGCACGCCAGTCGGTCCATCCTTCAGCATAGCGCTCTACCGATTTGTAGCGAATGCTGTCGGTTTCGAAGTCACCTTCCATCGACTTTTCTAAGTCGCCGCGAGTCAGAACCTTCAAACCCTCTGGGGCGTCGGTTTGTACAAACCACGCCGTGGTGCTGGTTAGACGGGAAATGACCGCTGTCTCGTCCGTGAGCATGCTCTTGGAGTTGATAGGGTTGATGTCGTTGTATGTGGCGTAGCTGGAGCCAGTGCGCAACACAGACTTGGTGACCACTTCAGCTTGGAATTCTTGCGAAGGCGAGCACACAATCTTCTTCGGCTTGAGGCGGATCTTCTTACCATTGCTGTCCACAGCATTGCGGATTTGGATAAGGATCTGCTCCAACGAAGTTTGCGACAACACCGCAGCCGTGGTCAGCAAGTTGCTTGCCGTACCACCGATAATCGGGTGGTTATTAACCACCAAAGCCACACCGTCGCCACCAACATAAGACGAATTGAACGCACGGTTCATCACGTTGGCGCAGCGGGTTTCCTTGGTTTCGATCATGGAGTTGGCAAGGTGCTTGCTATACACGGTACCGATACGGATGTGGTCGCCATCCTGTACCAACACGCGGGTCAGGGCAAAGGCCAACCCGAATACGCGGTAAATATAGCGTTGAACGTAGAGCGTACCGCCCTCGTCGTAGGTGACCGGCTTGCCGTCGGGCAATTCGGGCGCCGCGCCAAAGCCGTACAGCACGGCTTCTTCGTGGTAGGAACGTGCGATACCGGGACCTTCAAAGAAGATCTGTTTGTACTCATTCGCACGCATGTCGTAACGGCCATCGAACACTTCGGTTAAAACTGGTTCGACTACCGCACGGAAGTCAGCTGAACGCATTACCATATTATCTGCCCTCCGTTAGATTGCGACTTTGTTGCCAACATAAACATGACGCGCAATTTGCACCTGAACCTTGGTGTATGCGTCGCCCCATTCATTGTCGACCGACAAGTCTTTGCCAATAATACGCAGCGTACCTTGCGCCGCAGCGCCCGCAAGCGTGGCGTTGATGGCGGTTGAACTGCGGCCTGTAAGTGTGCTACCAGACGTAACCAAATATCCAGCAGTGGCTGAGAAGTTGGCTTGGTCGCCGATGGCGGCTTGCGCCACGGCGCCGTCGGCTTGGATTGTGTAGACAATCAAAGGATCGTCATACACCCACACCCAAGTTTCGGTATTAGCCAAAACGGCTTGCGCCGCAGGCCAGTAGTCGGACACAACGCGGCGCCCGGTTGGGTCGGTGTATTCGACACCGGCAAATGAGCCAAGAATGTCAGCGGCCGATACTGCGCCGATAACAATCTGGCCCGACGTATTAAGCGTGACCGGAGTGCCCTTGTAGAGCGCCGTAGCGTATGCAGCCGACAAACCATTGATATAGTTGTTGGCGCGCATCTGACCGCTAGGGTGATACGAGGGTACAAGGCCCAGCGGTGCAAGCGTAGCACTCATATGGTTCTCCTGTACGTGGTGTTTAGTTGCTGAAAGTTGGTCTACGACTTACAAGGCGCTCATCAAAGCCTTGCACTTCGCGGACAAGGTCACGGGCGTCGCCCGGGACCGACGATTTGACGCTTTCCGCCAACCGACTCTGCTCAGCATTCGGGGCTGTGTGGTGCGATTCGGTCATGTAGGCTTGCCACAACTCTTCTTCGATTTTGAACAGGACCATCTCATTTACTGAGACGCAGCCCTCGTATTCGCCACCTCTAACACTGAGTCGATCAAAACCCTTCAATTCTTCGCTCTTCACCGGAACATAGCCCATTCGCACGCGACGTGAGATGGTGTCGTACTGATTTGTGGTGCTCAACCAGCAAAAATGCCACCCCGGAATTGCAGGCGGATTTGGTAGGGCGGTTTCACTTGTCTCGTTACGGAGCATAGCCAACCGCTCCTCAAGGGTGAAAGCCAAACCGTCTTCATGCCGATCATTTTCACCCGTCGCTGCGGGCATGGTTCCACGGACTTCTGCGGCAGGATTTTGACGAACTGCGCGTTCGTCTTGTGCGTTGCTGCGGGAATCTTTGGAACTCATTTTGCACCACCTTTCTGTTCTGCATCGTAGGTTTGGAAACGCTTAATCTGATCAGCTTTCCGTTTTGGGTCATCCCATGCACCGCTTTCCTTCATGGCGGCAACGCGGTCAGCCGACAAAGTATAGATCGTTGTACCGCCACGACCACTTGCCTGACTGCGCGAACTACCACTTACCGGGCTAGACGGTAGTGAATTCCCCTCGCTACGCGCGCTAGTATGCGCCTGTTTAATGCGATGTGGCAAGTATTTTTTAAGGCGGCTGTCAACTTCCTGCCAATACTCGTCTGTAGATGGGTCAAAGCCGTCCTCGGCCACTTCTTGGTCCACAGCAATGACCAATTTTGACTCCGCATTGTTGCCAGCCGGGTTGTACCAGTCCTTGTTACGCTCTACAAAGGCCGCAGCGCGGCTTTGTACCGAAGCAGGTAGGGTAGGGGCTTGCTGGGGCGGTTGCTGCGTCGTAGACCCGCGTGGCTGCTCCTGAACAGCTCTTGCAAGCTGGCGCTTATTGCCGTCCAGCTGCACCTTGCGCATGCGCAGGTCCATCATCAGCTCTACAGCCTCTGCGGCGGCCATACCGTCGCCAAGGCTTACGGCGTGGGCATGGGCTTGGGTGGCTTCGGCAAGGCGGTTGACGGTGTCGGCAATTGCTGCGTCCACATGATTGATGTGGGTGGACAGCCCCGTACGTTCCACAGCGGCTACGCGCCCAGACAACTCCTCAATCACTTGTTGCTGCTGTGCGATTAAGCGGCGCTGCCCTTCCTCGCGGGCGCGGGCGGCGGTCTTGCGGCGGGTGCGCTCCTCCTTGCGGCGGCTGCGAATATCGGCGCGCTCTTCCTCGGTTGCGTCAGGGTTGTCGACCTCTTGGTGGTCTAGGTCTTCAAGATCGTTGTCGTCACCCGCTGGGGTGCGCGATAACCCGGTGCGCTCTTCCGTCTGGTCGGTTGGTGGTGCGGTGGATACTGCGCCGGTTGCGTCGATAACGACGTCGACAGGTACTTCGGTTCCTGACTGAATATCATTCATTGACATTGTGGTTCATCCTCTACAGAATGGTATTGGCTAGCGCCAATGGGTTGGTGGTAACTTCGCCGCTGAGTTCGTGGTCAAGGAACATGCAGAAAAGGGCGTACTCTTTTTCACGGGCTTCGCCAGAGATAAGAACACTAAAGCGGTCGCCACCCCAGCGTGGGACGCGTACAAAGTCGCCGGGGGCTGCCCAAGCACCTTCGGGCCATGCTTCGCCGGTACTGCGGTTGCGGAAAGCCAGCGGGCCGATGCTACGCAACAACGCCACCTGAGTATTCCATTGGTCGTCTTTCTTAGTTTCATCAACCAAGATAAGACCGCCTGCGGACTTTGTTTGCGCATTGCGAATCTGCACTAGCACCCGCGTACCGAAAGGGCGCACACCGGGGTCCACCATTGGAAAAGAGCGGTCGAACTCTTCCTTGGTGATTTCTGGGAACTTCGCCAAAATTGACGCGACGTCAATGCTCATCGCTATTTCTCGCTTTCTTCTTTAAGTAGTTGAACGGCCTTTAACAGACCTTTACGATATTCAACACGTCCGCGATACTGCACATAGTCCGAAGCCGGTGTGTCCCCCAACTGCTGGAGCACATTCGCGGCCTCGTCCGTAAGGCGCTTTATCACGGTGTGTAGGAAGTAGTCTTGCGCCACGACTTAGTGCTTCTTACCGCGTGTGGGCTTGGCTTCGGCGGCTGACGCTTCTGCTTCGGCGGCTGACGCTTCTGCTTCGGCGGCTGGCGCTTCTGCTTCGGCGGCTGGCGCTTCTGCTTCGGCGGCCGGCGCTTCTGCTTCGTCAGCGATTGTCACACTAGAACCATGTTCGCTAGCGTCAGCTTCCGAGCAGCCGAAAATGCGATTGCACGCACCTTCCACCGTGTCGCAGTCGCTGAGGCTGATAACCTCAGTAATTCCGTTTTTGTATGTGACGGTGAACTTCATGACTACTTACCACCTTTCTTTGTGAATGGAGGGGCCATCCCCTTTTTACCGGCTGGCATTGCGTCGCACACGGCGCCGCCCTTTGCTAGCTTTGCTGTGCCGCCTGCTGCGATGCTTTTACGTAGGGGCATTTTGGACTGCGACAAACTTTCGCCTTTTTTCATATCAAACTCCTTGTGGTGGTAGTGCATCAGGGTTGCCCTGTACCTGCATGGGCGGTGGTTGTGGTGTGCCGGGTGGCACTTGCTGCCCAGCGCCCGGCATAGGTGCTTGCGGCATGGGTGGTGCAGGTTGCTCTTGCGCCTGCAAAGCTTGGATAGCGGGCATCGGCCCCAGCAGCGGGGTGATTAGTTTGATCATGTCGGATTTAAACGCCTCTTGCGAGCGCATCAGTTCCGCCATAAATTCGCGGGTGCTGGATTGTTTTTGCTCTTCAAATTTAAGCGCTTCCAGCTTATTTTTGGCAGCGTCCTCGGCGGCGCGGCGGTCAGTTTCGCGGTTGGCGGCGGCTACCTGCGCCATCACAGGGTCTTTAGCAAGCATCGATTGTTCTTGCATTTTCTGCATTTCGCCCTGCTTCTTCTGGAACGCAGCGTACAGCGTAAGCACTTCTTTCAAGCTCTCACCTATCGCGTTCAACACTTGCTCGCTTGTGGTGGCTAGGGTTTTGTCGACCTCAGCGTGGTCGCCTTCTTTAATGAGCGTGCCGATTTCGCCATCAATGGTTTCCTCAGCGATTGCGCGGGCCTGCTGCGCATAGTAGAAAAGCATGTGCTGTTTAATGTGTTCGCCAAGCTGCATTACAGCGGTCGGTGACATCAACGACCCCATGAGTGGGTTGGTTGCAAATTGCAGGTGATTCACCAAGTGGCCGATATGGTCGTCCTTTGGGTCGGCTAGCAACATGGCGCCGCTGGACACAGCCACGTTCTCGGCCACAGCGTTGGCATGGAATGGTACGGGCTGCTTTTGGCGAATACGGTCTGGGTCCGGGAATTTGAGCAGCTCCAGCGCAATGTCCACAATCTCGCTCATGTCGAAGAACTGTGGATACTTTTCTGCAATCTGCAAAATGGCCTGCAATTGAGCAAAGCGCTGCGCATCGCTGAAGATGTTGGGGTCGGACACGGGGATGATGTCGTCGGACTTTTCAAAGTCTTCCCGCGTTACCAGCACTGCACCAAACTCTTCTTCCTGCTCCTTCTCGTCAACGTACGTGGCATTTATGCGACACAGTATGCGCAGTTCGCGCGCTTGGGCGGCGTGCATGCGGCTGTGGATGGCGCTAAAGGTGATGCTGCCTTGCTCTATCAGAGCGAGCGCCGTACCCACCGGCATATTGGCCCCGGCGTCGGCAATGCGCTCCTCGGCTGTGTTCACCACACCCTTAGCATATTCGGTCAACTTATCCACAAGCTGCATCAACACCGCGCTTGGTGGGTTAAACGGCATAGCCATGATAAGCTTGCGAATATCGTCCGTGGCGCCGTTGGATTCAACATCGGTTATGGAGCAAGCTTCTACCTCCACATTCTGCGCATTAAGACCACTGCCTTTAAGCTTTACCAAGCCGGGGAAGTTGTTGATCAGCGCCGAGTCCATAAGGCTGCGGATTGCGCCCGTAAGCGCCACGGCCAAGCTACCAATAAGGTGCATTAACCCAATGCCGTACGCCCCGCGCCACGGGATAAACTTGTACTCCACAACCCAGTCCAGCTTGCGTTGGCGCTCGTCCTTCTCTTCCCAATTGCGATACACCCCAAGAATACTCTCGGTCGACACATCCATATGCACTACATATGGCAGTTCTTTTTCGTCTTTGTTGAGTGGGTCCTCTGGAATGTCCAGATACACATAGATTTCGTAAATGCCGCGCAGCCCGTCCTCGTCGTAGGCTTGCATCTCTTTGCCTTCGATGCGGTCAGTGGCGCGCTCGGAGTCGGTTTGTTGCAGTGTAAATTGTGATGGATCGCTGCGCTGCCCTTCCTGTGAAATGTGATAGAACCCGGAGGCTACGCGTTCCTCAAATGTGCCGCGCACAATTTGTTGATAAATCGTGGCTCGACGGGCTGTGTAAAAGCTGATGGCGGCGTACGGCAGATACACATTGTCGACCGGTATGAATTCCACGGTGGGGCGGCCAAGCGATTTGTCGAACCACCACTTTTTGTATTGACTACCACCAAGCGGCAATTGGGTGAGCATTTGCTCGCTCTCGTCGCGATATTCGGCAATCTGGGTCGTCAGCTGCCAGTTTAGATACTTCTCCTTGCGGGTGGCCTTGGCAATGGCTTCGTCACCCGAGACTACGATGTTGGTGCGCACAGGGCCACGGGCCGGGAATATCTCTTTTATGGTGCGGCTGGCAAAGTCCACACAGCCTTCCGCCAGCACAGGGTGCACCACCTTGCTAGCACCCTCAAAATCGGCGCCGCCCGGCGCTTCGCCACCCATACCGGTGCGTTTAATGCCCTCGGCGTATTGTTTGTCGCGATCGCTGCGGCTTTCGGCGTCGCGCTTCACCAGTTCATACAGCTCGGACGCCATTACCGACAATTCTTCCTTCGGTATCAGCTTTGCGGCGAGATTTTCGTAGAATTTTTCGCTTTGCGGTCCATCGTCTTCATCATCCAGAATCACTACCGCCGAACCGTCTTCCAGTTCGATAATGTTTTCGTCCAAATTTTCTACTTCCACGTCCTCCGCAGACGCTTCGTCGGCTTCTTCGGCGGCTTCCTCAAACTTGTTTGGAATCACTTCGCCGTATGCGGCCTCGGCAGCGAATTTGTCTTTGTCTTCTTTGCTCATGCCGATTCCTCATCTACTTGTTCTTGCGGTTGGTCGTCAAAGGCCAGCAGTTGCGCGATAATTTCGGAATAATCCTCGTCTTGATCGCCTGCATCTACCAGCGGTTGCCCAATAGGCTGCGGTGGTGAAAATTTTACACCATTTGTGCCCGGTTGTGTGGTAGGTGTGACAGGTTGTTGCGCCGGGGCCAAGCGCGTAGTGACTTTCTTTATGAAATTGCGGGTTTCCTCAGGCATATTTTCAACACCTTTGCGCGCCACATTGCCCGGCCCCCAATTCCACGCAGCTAGGGCGGTGGGTAGGTGCCCTTTATACTGCTTAAGCAGCTTAGCAAGGTAGTCGGCGGCGCCCACAACGGCCTCGCGCGGGTTGCGTGGGTCTACGCCCAGCATGGCGGCGGTCTTGGGCATTAGCTGGGCTATGCCTTGCGCCCCCTTGGGGCTTACGGCGTTTGGGTTACCTCGGCTCTCGGTGTGCAGTACGGCGTCCAACAAGCCTTGGTCAAGCCCGCGTGTCTGTTCCAAACGGGTAAGCATCGCCGGTGTCAACCCAGCGGGTAGTACTAGGCCGCCGTCCGCCATGCTCTGCACACCAAGCCCTGCTAGAATACCGCTGTACGCCTTGCCCAGCTGGTCGAGGCTTGGTTCGCTGCGACTGCGGTTGCCGGTGATGGACTTTGGCAAGGCTTTTACCGCTTGATACACCGGAGCGGCCAAAGCCATAGGAATCGCCATAAGTGGATTCTCTTCCACGGACTGCTTCACATAGTCGCGGTGTTCGTATCCGGCTACTCTGTTTTGTGCGGCTTGGTCTTTTTCACGGGCTGCACGGGCGCGCATATCCACCAACGCGTAGCTAGGGGCGTTTCGCAATTCCTCGTCGGTGTAGTCAGCGATTGCCTTGGCGGCGTCATACTCCACGCGACCCCCTTTTGCGTAATGTGTTAGTGCACCTTGCATGTCACCATTCTCCTTTCTTCATCATCTGACAAAGGTGGTCGGCGCGGTCGCCGACTTGCTCGGCCCATAGGCTGTTCGCCATCTCGGCGGCGGCCCATTCGTATTCGCCAGCGGCGCAGGCGCGCAACATGCGCTTGAACTTCTTAAGGCGGGCTTCACCCATGTTAAAGCACATGTCAAGCAGCACGTTTTGGCGCACCGTGTCCAACCCACGCCACCACGGGGCAATGTTGTCCAGCCCAGCGATGGCCTCCTGCACGTCTTGGTCGTACGCTTTGTCGATCTGCGCGTCCGTCCACACTAAGCCGCGTCGCACCTCGGGGCCGGTGTGGCCGATGCCGATGGTCCATGGTGCGCCGTTGGTGAGCGGGTCCGGGTACGCTTTGTTGCGGCGGTCTTCGCTAATTGTTAGCTGGGCTTTGAGGCGGATTAGGTCCATTGCAGAAGCTCCTTCGGTACGAGTCGCAAACTAACGACCTCGCTAAGCCAGTCGGCAAAGTCGGCGTCGTAGCGCTCCGGCCTATTTGGTGGGTAGTAATCTTCATAGGTAAGTGTGATGCTAGTAAGCCCCACCGAACATAGAGCAGTAAAAGGCTTCACTTCCATTTCTACGCCGTCTGTGGTTATCGCTTTCACAGCACTTCCTCCCAGTCGGTGGCGAGCAGGTCGGTTTGCGAAGCAAGCCAACCCACAAGCACTTCGCCGCTGGCGGTGCGCATGGTAATGCAGGGCAATACTTCCGCCGAGCCACCAAGCGTGGCCGCGTAGGCTTTGTTCGGCCCCGCCCAAAAGTCCGCAGTATTCACCATTCCACCGGGGCTGTACGCAAGCCACATACCTTTCCCGTTCCAACCAGCGCGGGCCACTTTGCCACCACGCTTCATAGTCGCTACAGCTGCACCAATGTCCGTCACGTTTTCTCCCGTATCGTTAAGCTGCTGCCGCGCCACACAAAGAACTCCGCGCTATCCCCCGGCTGCACCACCCCAAGGGGTTTGCACGCGGTGGGGTCGTCGCAGCTGCGCAGCACCTCCAGCGGGTGTGGTGAGTCAAGTTCGTCATGCTGTACGACTACACGTATGGTCATTGGAATAATCCTCATTTCATGTACACGTTGCCACGCTTGGTCGGTGCGCTATCCGACGTTTCGTCAGGCTCGGGGGCGTCGTCTTCAACCGTTAAGTATCCGCCGTCCGCTAGGTGCGCAACAAGCTGCACAAAGGCGTCCGTCAGGTCGTCGTGCTCTACGAGCGGGAAGTTCGCCAAGTTCTTAATCAGTGGGCGCGCCCACGTTACGGGCTCACCCTTGTCGCGACTGGACTCAAGCACATAAACTAAGTCGTCCTCGATAAGCGCACTACGCAAGCGGGCACGCGCCACCTTGTCCAGACGACCGGGGTTGTAGGCGACAATAGCAATGCGAGCATTAGCAAGATCCTGCCGGGCTTGGGTGCCGCTGCCCTTGTTCTCCACCAATGCATATTGAGCTTTGACTTCATTTCCCTTCTCGCCATAAATGTTCTCCTTCAGGTCGGTCTTGATGCGCTTGCGCAGCGCGGGGTACTGCATTTGCTCGGCCCAGCTGTCCAGCACCATAAGACGGTATCGGCCCTTATACATAAACACCCCGCCAGTGACGCACGCGGTGTCGTCGTTCATTTGCCCCACCTCTATCGCTGTGTCGTAGCTTTGTATGACCAGCGTAAATTCCGGCAGCGGTTTATTGGCGGGCCATAGTTGCAACTTAGCGGTGTTGATAATGCCACCGCTCGCCGGGCTTGGCCGCTGCTGTAGTTGTCCGCTGGTGCCGTACAGGCCCAGCTTCTTTTCCAGCTTGGCAAGCTCGGCTTCGCCAAAGCGTTCGGGCCATAGTGGTTCGCCAAGCGTGGTACGCGGGTCAACCCACCCGATGCAGGTAACAATCTTCCGCCCGTCGTACCGAGCGGGTAAGCATAGGTGTTCCCATCCGCCTTCGGCCAGTACGTGGCCGGTCATGTCCATTTCGTGCAGGCGCTGCATCACCAAAATGTCCACGCCGGTCTTAGGGTTGTTGTGCCTAGACGACCACGCTTGGTCGCGCCACTCTATGGCCCCTAGCCGTATCGTGTCAGACTGCGCCTCAATGGCGTTATGCGGGTCGTCCTGTACCAATATGTCGCCGCCCTCGCCGGTGGTGGCTGCGCCGATGGACGTGGCTATGCGATAGCCCGCGTGGTCGTTGTCGAACCGCACCACATTGTCACCTTGCAGTTCAAAGCTGTCGCCGAACAAGCCCATATACCACGGCGAGCTGAGCAGGCGGCGCGTCTTGTTACTGTCCCGCTTGGATAGGCTGCCTGCGTAGCTGGCGAACAGGTATTGGCGCCACGGGTTGTCGATCCAGTCGTAGCCAAGCATCATCACGCTGACGGCTATGCTTTTCATGTGGCGCGGCGGCATGTTAATCACAAGCTGCGTTATCTGGCCCTTAAGGCACGCGGTAAGGTGGTCGCTAATCGCGTCCAGGTGCCACCCGTCCACAAAGTCCCG